GCTCTCCCCTATAGGGGACCCGTCTAAACGGGCTCAGTAATTTGTAATTTGGCTTACCATACCACGTGAAATATCACGATAATTTTATGTTAAGAGAGTAATCTTAGGTTACATCAGACCTGCGTCTGACTCCATTGCAACTGCGTTCGCAATAGCACGGTTCTCTTTGATGAACGTGTAAATTTCTGAACGTTGGCTCGCATTAAGCAGACCAAGTTGAGTAATTACAGCGAAACCACACCAGGTCTCAAAGCGCACGCGCTCAACACCTTTTTGTAGTTCTGTCACCGAATCGATGCGATCTGCATCAAGCAAGCTTGCGACAAGTGAATTGTACACGAAGCTTTGGGCATTTTGTCCTAGAACAGTACGACCAAGTTTGCGAAGTTGCGCGACAAGCTGCAAAGCATGAGAAGATTTACGAGCTTGAATCGCTTCTTCAGTTACACCGGTTTTATCATCAGTTTGTAGATTATTGAAGAAATCAGTGATGTCAGAGAACACATCAAACCACAACGAAACAATCGCACCTGCTAGAGTAGGTTTCATAAAACGCATACGAGTTGAGATATGACCAGAACCAAAAGCATCTTGCGCACGCATACGCACTTGGTATGATGCATTTCCAACTTCAGCTACGTACTCTTGGGTAACATGAGAGACTGCTTGAGACTCTTCATGCCAACCCCATGAGTGAAGTGAGTTTGCAGATTTCTCAAAGTTAAGAGCTTTACGTTCTAACGTAAGCGCCGGTTTACGTTCTGATGCGTACGAGATAAGTTCCAGAGGCTCAGATGTCTTAATACGACCTGCCATAATAGCAGCTGAACCAATAGGAGCTTTGTACGGAGCAGAATGGCTGTAAGCCAGTGCTAGTAAAGCGCGATGTTTACGTTTGTCGGTTAAATCACCTTGAATCGATTTGCTGCGACCAATGGTAGTTGATTCGGCAAACGAGACTGCGTAATGAGTCAATGTTACGTAAAGATCACGATATGCAGCTTTTACAACGCGAGTGAATAATGTAGCACGTGATGTGCCTACCTCTTCGAGAACGTCTTTTGTAACGTCTCCTTTGCATTGAATAGCTAGCAGTTTCTCTTCATCGTTAAGCAATGATCCTTCGATAGCATCGTGCAGAGATGGTAAGACTAAAGAAGTCGCGCCGTGAACTGAGCCAGAACGATTTTCATAGCTCATTGCTTCAAATGCACCAATACGACGTGATACAATAGATTCTAGATCCATTACATCCATCGCTCCGCTAAGACCGTCGGTCAAACGAGAAGATAATGTCGCCTCTGGGATTAAGAAACGAAGATCACCATCTTTGTCAACACGGACAGGATCAAACACAGCTACTGTAGAATCAACACGCCATGCTTCGTAGATTACCGATAGGATAGGACGTTGTTGATGGTCAAAGGCTTGAGTGACACCCATGTGACCCACAGTGTCAGTAATTGAACGCTTCCCAAATACAGGGTGAGTTGAGATTGCTTCGTTGAAGGCAGGGATCACCTCCTCTATCATCTCTGTATCAGAGTAGTTAGGGAAAGTTTGGTTTTCAAGAACGAGTTCTTGAGCTGCTATGAACAAGATAACGTTACGGCTCATTTCAGATAAAGCACTGCTCTCGTTCAATCGAGTAGAATCTTCCGCTTTAACAGCTAACTCTGGATCCCAACGTTTTACTAACGCGGACAAAACAGCTTTTGTAACATCGATCGAGCTACGACGACCACGAAGGCTGTCGCTCGCAGAAACTGTTGCATTTGCCATGTATTGTGCTATTAACGCAGGAGCAATCGCTCCGGCACCTAGTGAACTACCAGGAGCTGATGGCTTAGCCAAAGCTTCACGAACGATCGTGAAATCAACAGCGCGCACAGATTCGAAGAAACGACGAGCTTGCTTCAACTCTACAGCATCAACTAAATCATCAAGATTAGGATACTGAGTTGTACGAGGCATCTTGTAGGCCACAGGGTACTCTGGAAGTAACCAACCCAAGCTTTTATAGATATGTGCCATCCAGCCAGTCATGATCATCGTGAACACAGAGAAATCACTAGGTGCGTTCTTTGTTACACATTTAGCAATCATAGAAGCGGGTTGACGAGCTATATGTTTCGGAGCAACAGGTTTATTAGCTGATCCTGTAGCTAACGTGACGTAGTTAATCAATGATGAATGCATCATAAAGTTACTACGGAAATACTTGTAGAACTCGTCTAGAATTTCAGACAACGGACGACCTTGCACTTGAGCTTCAGTCATAAGTAGCTTAAGTTGATGATCGATACTAAAATCACCATAGTCTAATTGCATCATTTCGTCGTAGCTCAAAGACGAAGCCATCGTGGTAGTGAAAGCAGCCTGACGTGACAACGGAGATGGTACTAATGAGCCATTTGATTGAAGAAATGAACGTTGAGTTAACGATTTTAGTTCAGCTAGTTTGTTTAACTTAAATAACATGTAATATTCCTTTGACTCTCGGAGTCATTGATTAATTGAAAATTAGAGGCGATGTGATACGATGACTGGTTCTTGTTCCATGTCATCAAATGTTTCTTCATCGACTACAGATTTGTTACGTTGCTGATTCAAAACAGGTAATGCAGTATCATTTACTGATGCCTTGCCGCCATTCGGTTGGGCGAACGGCGTGGTATTCGCGCTTGCACTAGTTGAGATTGTGAACTTTTGCCCAGCATGCGACGGCTCAAAATTATTGAATCCAGTCGAAGCCGATTTGACAAGTTCGTTAGCGCGCGTCTTGAAATGGTTGTTCAAGCGATCTGATAGCTGATCCGAGATCGAAACACGATTACCATTCATACGAACAAAAGCTTCAGCAACTGACGCTTTATCATCATCGGTACGTTTCATGTAAATATAAGCTGAAACGTTTGAATCGGCTTGATTTGCGAATTTGCGCATAGCATCTTCATTAACCATAGGGTTAACGAGTGCAATGATAGGAGCGTGTAAGAACGAGGCAATTAAACTAAGATCACTCAAGATGAGAACAAGTTGCGGTTGAATACCACCTTCACCTGCAGCACCATCAATACGGTATGCTTCGTTTTTCAATGAATCGATCGCAGATGTAAGGCCAATTGAGCCAAATACTAGGCAACCGAACAAAGCCGATGTAAATCGTGCCGCACGAACAGCTTGTGGATGAAGATCGAAACGATCCTCTTTTGGCTCACCATGGCGAATTCGCACATCCGGGTTCAAAACGTCGTTTGCGATAACACTTTTACCGCTACGGTTCAAACCACAGATGACAAAAAGGCCGATCTCGACTTGTTCAACCAAATAGTCAGTTTTGTTAACTTCCATGAAGGGAACAGCTGATGAGTTAGTTAACTCATTTGGTTCATCAAAGTCACGCATAGGTGTTAATGATACACCACCTGAGTAGTTATCTAAATATTTAATCTGAGAATCAGCAACAAACGCCGTTTTAATGAACGCTTTTGCATACTTCTCAAACTTTTCAAGATCAATAACCAAAGCAGATTTACGGTCGTAAGGTAACGAAATTACGTTCTTACTTTCAAAACCTTCTGGTGTCGGAGTAATATCGGCAAGATCAGTTAGACGTTTAACTGTCTCATCGATACGTTGAAGAGCATCTTCGACTGTTAGGCCGCTTGCTTCAAGCGCTTTTGTAATGTGACTAGATTGCATGATTTATCCTTAGGTTTAACAATTGAATTAAAGTAACCGATTATCTCTTCTTTCCCAATCTTGTTAAACAAGATGTGATGAATATGTTCAGATATTTCAGTTGTTTTGTATTTGTAGTGTACTTTCGATGGATCAGAGAGAACTTCTCTATCTACAGCAGTGAGAGAGCTGCTATCTACAGTATCTATCTCAATTTTCAAGTCACGGGCTACAATAACGGAGAACTGTTCGACACGAACTTTATCCTCTTCAAGTAACTCGCGCATATACTGGCGAAATGATGATCCAAACACGGACAGCCATTCGGTTTCAATAACATCCAATACTTCAGAGAAGATCGGACAGTCACCGTAAACCTCAACAGCAGACTCCCACGCTAACCCAGGGAATTTACGTTTATAACGACCTAACGCGTGAACAGGCGTACCACGAGGTGCACAACCATATTCAGGAGCGAACTTGTTATGTACGAAAGACATGATATTGCCAATGAACCGAGCGTTAGCAAGTTCCAATGTGTGATCAAAGTACAACAGATCACCTAGATAGGCGCCACCAGCTTCATAACCAACTTTCATGTAAGGAGAGCAGACAAAATCTTTGTGCTCACCTGATCCTAGATCGACATGAACCAACTTCTCCTGCAACGCGCGTGCTTTAGCAACCACACTAGCTGTGCGAAATAGCATAGCGGCATCATCAGATTTTGATTTTTGAGCTATATCTAACTCATGTTTCAAGTATCTGTCTAACCAATGCATCGCGCGCTCTAAAGTCGAACATTGAGCTATGTGATGCGGAGCTGCGTGTTCGATCTGCACGATAGCGTATACGGGAGTCATTCCACCTGTCCCTGCAATATCTGTAAATTTATTACCGGATAAGAGCATAGAAAAAGGATTAACTTTGTCCCATTCGCCTACGAGTACACTACCATCAGACGACGATAGAGAGGACACGTATTGTGGCAGAGTCATTGAGCGATAGAATAATGCAATCCACCAATCAGCGAAACCCATTGTATGAAAGGCTTCAACCATATTGTCAAGGTTGTATTCAGGCCAAAGTAGATCATGATCACTCACGTCAGCCATGATAACATACTCGAAGTTATGCAAATCACGAGTTTTCTGTTCGCGAGTTCTATCGTGATAAGTGATTCCGTACTTCTTGTAGATGTTTGCACGCATTGCATCAGCAATTACACCAATAGCGGCGTTCATGGCCCAGGGGCCACCAGCGGCTGTACGTTTACGGCAAGCGAAAAAGTCTTTCAGCTTATAACCTTTCTCAGTGAAAAGTTCGTTAACATATTTTCGCTTATCGGAATCAACGAGTTGACCTTCTTTTCCACTTGATAACGCGTATTCT